AAAGGTTGGTACGGTTCAATTAAGTGCAAGCACACCGTTTTGGCTCATTTAACTCCTGTAACCCCGTAGATGTTTACATCCATCCTGCTGTCTGTGGTTGTGATTCTTCACCATAGCAGAAAATGTCATCCAATACCACTATCTTGGATCTAGACCATCCTTAGTGGGGAAAGGTCAATTCCCCACATGACCTGACTCCTAGACACTTATTCTAGGGGTACCCGGTACAACAACATTCCGGATACCGGCAAGGCCAGAGTAGTAACATTCAAGCGACTCCTGTTCCTGAGGCATAATATCAAATGCACAAGCAAATGAATAACGTGCATCCTGAGACACACTATACACTTCAGGGGATAGCCCGTTAGTCATGTAGAACATACCAGTGCCGGATATCTCATCACGAGCTCTCTGAAGGACCGAAGCGTTCAATACCGAGGAGAGACCGCGAGTGAGACACTGGTAATACTCTTGCAAGACTGGTAGGCCGCAGGTCAGTGCCAGTCCACACTGACCCAGCGCAGTAAGATGCGCATCTAATTCAACTTGAGAATTGAAACGATGCAACGTGGTAGAGTCCTTCGTGAGACTAACACGAGGATCACGGACCATGCGCCACCTTACCCCATCATAAACAGGTTGGGTTTGGCAAAAGGATACCCGCTCTAGAACATCCGTTTGACCTTCGACACGTAAACTGATCCCATAGGAGTCAAAGTACGTGTCTAAGCCCTGAGTGAATGTTTCTACGTCGCGCTTGTTCATAACGAGGCACATATCGTCCCCATTATCAAACACCCGTGCTCGCACCCCAATACTATTGAGCCGCACGTATATCATGGCACACATAATAAGACAATTGCCCAGTGCAGTGTTCATATCGCCACTGCATCGTGTTCCAGGTATGTCATACTTGATATCGCCATCATAGCATCGCACGACTCCTCTAGTATGGAGTTGCATACGTAACAACCTTTTCATCTCACTGACATAAGGTCGTCCGTAAAACAACTCATATATATGATGCTCCCATTTCAGCAACGAGCTATTTATATGCTGATCGAAGCGGTTGGCATCCAACATAACTGCAACAGGATGTTCAAATGACGCCCACGCTTCATGCATCATCTCACCAACCTGAAAGCAGTTATACCCCTTCATAACAACAGGGGCACCAAATATGTGAGCTATTATTCCATACACGGAATGCTCGATAGGCTTAAGAAACCTACCAAGTGCGACAGCGTACACAGGGTAGCGAGGTTGTATGAGGCGGCAGACTAGCCTTTTAAGCCCATAAGGGAGCTTTTCATGCTTGAGGAA